AGGTAGCGGACCATATCTTTTGGGAAACTTTGATCCATTAATTTGTTAGGCACTTCTATCAAAAAAAACTGCCCTTGATACGCCTCAATCAACTCATCGATAGCGCCAATCACTTTGTCATAAAAATCACCAAGAGCCATATGCGCGGCATAAGATTTCGTTTTCCAGTGCTCATAATGGGCAATATCCCGCGCCCTGAAAACACGCTTCGTCAACTCTGATATTTTACCGGCTTCCACAATATCTGACCTCTGAATTTATTTATACCGCCATACTGAGGAGGACATGACACCATGACACACGGGAGCCTTCTGTTCAGTATGATCTCTTTCAATGCTTGGACTTCATCTTCTTCTTTGCTAAACATCACGAATCCGCCAGGGTCATTGACTTGATCCTCAAACGGATAATATTTCAAATCTTCAATTACTTCTGCCGCCATCTAGTCACCGTCAAAGGGCTTTCCTGCCGCTTTCTCCAAAAAGTCTGCAGTATTCAAGAGGATGCTCACGAGTTGTGGGCTGAGATTGAACCTCAAAGCATTTATCGTGACAGACTCTCTGTAATCCCCACCACTCACGAGCCCGCTCGCTTTCCAATCAATGACCATCTCCACCAAGTCGAGGAGGTTCATTCCATCAACGCCGTTTTCGTGGTGCTGCGGGTGGTGCCTGTTCTGACTATAGTGGTGGTCGATTGCCGGCCTTATCCTATCCATCGACTCATAGTATTCGTTACTGCCATACGGATTCTCAGCCAATCGGTGCGACTGCTCGGCGAACAATGCAATCTCCGGATTTTCCATTTTCGAGGCGTCATGGTCAATTCCTCGGCAGGCTAACTCAGCACAAAACCTTGTGACGATCTTCCGGACGGTATCGATATGGTTCTGGATAAAAAAACGCTGCGTTATAATTTGAACTGTCGTCGCCATCTACGCCCTATTGCTGGTATGCTTTTCCGTTTTCCGCCCGGCCTGCTGGCTCATTCGGCGGAGTATCGACTTGTGGCGTTTTCCCGGACATCCTTGATAATTCCTTCTGTACCCGGAGTTTCATCACTGTCTGGCTTAACTCTGCCTTCGCCTTGTCGAGGGAAATATTCCGCTTGTTCGCATAATCAAGCATCCGCATTTCCCTTTCGCTCTGTGCAATCTCGCGCTTCAACCGCAATTCTTCAGCCCTGTTTTGTGCGTTCGCCTGATCCCGCGCGGTTTGTGACTGCACGTAAACCGTGTCTCTGTCTGTGTCAACCCGCGCCCGCTCCATCGTCGCCTGTGCGGATATGTTCGCCGACTGAATTTGAGCCTCGGCCCTTATCTTTGCGGCTTCAACGGCAGGATTGCCTTGAGTAGATTCTGCCAACTGCTTTTTCTTCTCTTCATCGAGCTGGAATTTGCTCGGCTCGAACCTGTTGGCTTTGATAATCTCGGCCATCGTTTTTTCAGGATCAAGACCATAAATCGGGTTAGCGGCCGCCACCAGAATCACGTTACTCATAAACATATTTTGAATCTCGCGTTCAACGAGCGCCGTTGACCCTATGGCCTCAATTTGCATATCCCCTTTTTCGTCATCGTCTTCACCATAGACCAATAGCCAATCGTAATACCGCCTGATGTGCGGCTCGGTTATCCGCTCATCAAAAACCCGTGCAATTCTCCTCAGTAGCGCTGACGCATTCCGGTGGAGAAGCTCCATGCCACCGACAGTATCAGGAGCCGACCCTTGTTGCCCTTGCAATAGAAAAGAAATGCCTGTTGCATCCTCATAAAATTTCTGTGCGAGCTGCACCATGTTTTGCAATTCGACTTGCATCATGGGAATATTTATCGCCATGATCGCATCAGCAACGCTTCGGATATCCGCCCCCTTCTTTGCAATCCACACTTTCCTTGCTCGAATATCCCAAACACCATCGGCCGGCCGCAATTTTTCTTGGTCAATGATCGTCATCGGCCCCGAAGAAAGCCCGGCGTTATCCATCATGGCCCTGGCGCTTGCATTCAGCATGTCTTGCGCTGTGCGCCCCTGCCTCGCGACTCCTATCCCGGCCCAATGCCCGGCCAATCTCTGATATGGGAACACGTCGTAGGGGAACTCACCCGTCTCGCGCGGGTCAACGAAAGCCTTAATTGGTGTATCGTTTACGACCACCACTACAGCCGGGATAGTATCTTCACTTTTTTTCTCTTCTGGGACATGTGCTTCCATCGCCACGAGATACTTCGGGTTTATCAGCCCATAGAAATACCAAATCTCAAAAAGGTCGGTATCGAGCGTTTGAGTCCCTGGAATTTTTATGAATCCATCATAATTTTTCTTGAGCGGCCCTTCGTCGATAACTTGCTCGATTGAATCGTGGATATAACCAGGCACTCCGATCAAATCTCTCAGCTTTTTGGAGGTGATGAAATCCCGCTCAAAGACATAGGAACCATCATGGATATTCTCTCCACAATTTGGGTCCGGGAAAAAATTGTAAGGCTTTACCGACACAGATTCAGGAACAATTTTTTCCTCTATGACCAGGGATTTCCCCCCGTTATTTTCCGTGACTGCTTTACTCCGAGCTTTTTTAGGACTTGGCCCCCTCAATACCCCAGTCCCTAAAATTACGGCGTTGTCAATAACTTTCCTGGCCTCAGCGTGATAGCGGCATTCCGTCAGATAATCCTTAATCCTCGTCTCCGCCTTTTTTGCTCGTTTTTCCGCCTCAGCAAGCTCGTCGCTGGCAAAATCTCCTTCTGTTTTTGGCTCGCCTGTTTTTTGATCGATTATAGGTTGCCCCTCGATATCAACAACCTGCTCTTCGCTATCCTTGTATTCCAAGAGTTGCGGGACCGGAGTTGGCTTAATATGGAAATTCCAATCCCCCGCAGGCAGTATGATGTCGCCTATTCTCGCGCTTGCTGAATCACAGAATTGCCGTGTTATATTGAAAAACGCCGTACAGCGGGTAGCGTTATCGTTCGCCCCCGTGTCCCGGTATAATCCCCCACTTGTCGATGACGTTTTAACCCATGGATTATTGGCCCTGTTAGCATCATCGACTCCATGGTAATACTCTTCATCCTCCCGCCAGATATCTTCAATCCCGGACGTTTTGCGACCTTTAATCGCGAGATCGCGCTTCTTCTTGACTTCTTCCCCCAGCGCCTGGATGGTTGCCTTCCGTATTGCTTCCTGTTGCTTCATAAGCAGAAGCAATTCTTCCGGAACCCCTTCTTCCAGGACCTCCTCAGGCAGTTGGTTCAATGCCTTATTCGTCTCAGGATAATTCAACATTACGTCCTCATCGGATTTGCCCTGCGAGCGACAAGCGAGACGACAATGCTCGCACCGGAGCCGACGGCTGACAATCTTGGCCGTAGATATCTGCAAACTTCCAGGAGTTGGGCAATACCTGCCGACGTAAACGATATATCTGATCCACCCGCCGCCTGTTTTAGGAGTTGGTAATTTGTTCCATCGTTCGATCCTTCCAGGATTATGGTTGCTCCGCCAAACGTCCCTTGGAATTGCGCCGACCTATCCGCCCATTGGACATTCTCCATTGCCGCACCCGTATGGTCGGCCGTTGTAATCGTCCACTGGTACAAAAAGACGGAACCGTCTCCGCTTATATCCGTTACTGTTGCCCCTGGTACTGCCATATTCTCTTGCTCCTTTTAATATCCCATCCCAGCATTTAATGGGGAAAAACCAATCCCTTGCGGGATAAAATCATCCATTTCGTTTGTCATCCGATCCGCGTTAATCGCCATGTAACGAAAACAATCGGCGCCGTGAGAATACTCATCGTGGAGAGGTGCACCTGGCTCGTTTGTAGCCTGGTTAATTTGTCTCCGGTATCTTTTCAGGCACTCAATCAGCCGGCCTGTTGAGGTTTTATCGAAAAAAACTTGGTGGAATGATTGCCGAGCCATCTTTATCCCAGGCTCAACACCGACATCAGGTGTAATCCTCACCTCCCAGCCGAGCCTCTTAAACACCTCCTCAGCGCTTTTCCCGGTCTGCACGTTTTTCGCCCGGCCGTCGTGCGGCAAAAATAGCATTCCCCAGTTATACCTGTGCTCCTTGAGCCTGGATGAGTAATAATCCAGTGTTTTGTGGCTGTCCTCAAAATAGCCGATAACCCTGATTTCAGATCGCACGCGCTGGCATAAAGCCAACGTCATCGCATCGTTCCATCCCAGATCGCAAACGACGTGGACCTTCAGCATTGGATCATACGGCACATTGCACACGCGGCCATGCGTCTGGCTGTCCGCTATTTCCCTGGCATAAATCGCCCCTGCGACCGCCGATCTTGGCTTTCCTTCCCAAATATTGTTGTAGTCTTCAGCCGATTGCGTGAGCTGGCAATGCTGGCGCTCTTGCTCTAAAACATCCGGGAACCATGGATTATCGTGGTAATTTACCTCAGAAATCAATGCGTCCGGCGGCGGGCTTAAAACAAATCGAACAAACGTGTCATCGGTGTCCAGCTCGGGATTAAATGACACCCATATTTCCGACCCTGGCTTCCGGATCGTCGGGATCAAAATATCCCATGACCTTTTTGAGATTACCTGTGCCTCCTCACACCACGCAATGTCTATTCCCTCAAACGATTTTATTGACTGTATCGTTTGGTTAGATAACCCGTGGAACACGAATTCGGTCCCATTTTTTCCCCGGATAACCGTCTCCAAAATTTCATAAAACGATTCGAGGCCCATTTGCGCGACTTGGTCGCTTATGAGCCGATGCACCGAATCTTTGATTGATTTCTGGATTTCCCTGGTGCAGAGGACTCTGATATTTTTTTTACAACCAAGTAATAACAATGCCCTAGCAAATGACCAAGACTTTCCTGATCCCCTCCCACCATACGCAACCTTATACCGCGCTGGAGCAAAGAGGAATCTAAGCTTGCTTGGAAATTGCAGTGTTTTCCCGTTGCCTGCCATCAATGAACTCAACGAATATTTTCCCGGAGAATTCTTCCCCGTTAGGCCCTGTCAGTTGCATCGGAAGGACTTTTGCCACCAGCCCCATGAAGGCCACCGGATTTTCTTCCGCCTGCCTTGCGAGATACTCCTGTCCACCGACATCGGACAGGGCGCCAACTATCATATCCCGGATTGCTTTGGTGTCCTTGTTCCCGCTTCCTTTCTTCCGCCCGCTCCCCGGCGTTTTCCCCGAACCTTTCGGCCGCATATCTTCTACACCTCCAACCTATCGAGCCTGTAACAGGTTCAACAAAGTGATATAAAAAAATACATTATCCTCTGTTTAATATTCTGAATTAGCGGCAACAATAGTTTTTTTTACAAATATCCATTGACATACTTGATTATCTTGATTATCTTAGTAATCAAGAGATGATGATTATTAACCAATAAGGAGACCTCAAAATGAAATACACAATAATCACAAACCAAGGCATACCATTCATCGAAATTAAGTCTGAAGCCAATGACCCCTGGAACGGATTTTCCACCTCATACGGCCGCGTTGAAGATGGCCTGCTGATTTGTGGAACAGCGACGCTCAAAACCGGAAAAAGGGTAGATCTAAAGCTCCGGCTGGAAGGTAAACCAGAGCTAATTTCAGTCCTTTCTCAGCTCGAATCCGCAAAAAAGAGCCACCTGGAAGAGGAAAAGAGGAAAGTAACGATTTTCCTTTCATCACGTGGTTGGGGTGATTTATCCCCATGTGAATGGACAGGGGACATCACCCGGCATGACGCCGAAATTTTAGCTGGATGCCGCGATGAATTGGCAATCGAGCACGATGTTGACAAGCCGGATCAAACCGACGATGAAATTCTGTCCATGATCCAGGCTGCCCGCGAAAAATGGGAAGGCAAGCCAGCGCGTGAGGCTGCTGCAAGGAAAGCTGAGCAGGAAGATATCCAGCAAAAAATAGATAGTGGCTTTTGTTTTTCCTGTGAAACATGGTGTCATGGCGATTGCGGGAATTATTCAATAGATCCTAAGGTTAAGTTTTTTCGAGATTTCCGGCAATCATGCCGGGAAGAAAGATTTGGGACGGAGGAAAACAAATGAAAAACTGTGACGCATGCGGAGTAGAATTAGCTGGAGGCATCAGCATAGGAGGCACAATCCTATGCCAACCGTGCTCGGAGGATATCCGCGAGGAAATAGACGCAACCCGAGCGCAGGGCAAATCTGTAAATGCGATGGGGATCGCCCGCCGCATTTACCGGGAAAAGATGGGAACCGGGAATTACATCCTCCGTGACATCCCGGATGACTTATGGGCCAGGGCGAAAAAAAGATCCGCAGAGGATGGAATTTCTCTCCGGGAGCTGATTTTATTGGCCATCGGAGAATATTTGAACAGATGAGATAGACGGAATTCCGAATATTGGAATATGAGAATTCCGTCTATCTCATCTGTTATACTGCGGCTTGCTGAAATCTATCCGTTCCGGCCCGACGGGCATATTTATTTCTGGCTTGTTCCCTCAACACCTCTTTTTTGTCTTGCGGCAGTTCTGTGGTTGAGCCAGTGCATAGCCTCCTCCAGCTTGGTCAAAGCAATGGCATTTTCCCGACACCGGTATTCCCCCTCTTGAAAACATTGCAGGCGGTGGATAACAATGGCCAGCAAGTCTTCCTGATGGCACCCATTCACTCCGTTTTCGGCAACAGTGCCGTTCTGAAAATGCACATGGCCAAACTCACCCGCCGGAGTGTTGTCCGTGCCGTCAGCCCTAGAAATGTAATACTCGTGGCAGGCGCCACCAGCACCAGGTTCATCGGCAACCAGCACCTTAGTGAAGCGGAAACTACCTATCTCTACTTGTTTCATTCGCGTTACTCCTTGGCCGTTGCGGCCCAATAAAATTTTCAAGCGGACGCCGGGAAGCCTACGGAATTCTCATATTCCAATATTCGGAATTCCGTCTAGTGCACTGTTAGCCAGCGCTTAGTAGCCTCCAAACATGCTGTACCATGATTGGTACTTGTCCATTGCCAATGGCCTTAAGTCGCTCCACATTATCGGCCATCCCATTACCGCTTCCTGCATTTCCGAAGACGGTTTCCATCCATACTTCACGCAACGCTCTATCACTTCCTTTCGGTAGCGCCCGCGATTTATCGTGTTTTTCGTGAATCCCCATCCATGATGAGACATTGCAGCCGTTGGGGTAGGCCAGAATGAACACTCTTTCCCGTATGTGTGGCGCACCAAACATGCACGCCGAAAACACATCCCAGACAGCAGAATACCCGATTTCGGCCAGTCCCCCGAGAATTTCTCCGAAATATTCGTGATTAACGAGGTTTGCGGAGTTCTCCAAAAGCGCTCCCCGTGGACGAATAGCGCGAATGCATTCTAGGGTTTCAGGCCACCTGTTTCGCTCATCTTGTTCGGCAAGGTTTTTACCGCTGACTGAAAATGGCTGACATGGGAATCCCGCCGTAATGACATCAACCATTCCCGAATATGCGCTGGCGTACCCTTCATCAATGAATGTTCTGATATCGCCAAATATTGGGGCATCATCGAGGAGACCATCTCTAATTCGCTGTCGGATAACTTTCTGGCAGTGTTTATTCCACTCCACATATCCACAATGGGAAAAGCCAAGCAATTTAGACCCTAAAAGTCCACCACCCGCGCCCGCAAAAAGGCTAAGTTCAAGTTGCATCCCGCGCTTGCTAACCATTCGTTCCAGCGGACCGCCGGAAAAGTGCCGTTCATCCAACGATCGCCGAGGCGGCGTCCGCTGAACTTCAGCGTTATGCTGCCATCCTATCAGCCATTTTCCCGGTATCATATTTTGCTATCCCCCAAGCCATAGCATAGCAACACCACAAAAAATGAAAAGTAAAATCCATAAAACTATGGTCCCAGAAATCATCAAATCGCAATCCTTCGTGCTCGAAATCCATCGCCGCGCGAATCCCGTCATGCTCAAGAGAGTCTACACCGAGAATTTCATTTTCAACCGCTTCCCATGCAACATTTTTCGATTCCTGAAATTCATTTTTTTCGTAATCGTCTGCGTCATCGTCAGGTTGCCTGCTTTCAAAGTGTTCTTCAAAATCGCTCTTCAGCGCTTCACGGAAAAGTTCTTCTGAAAACTCTGCTGTCCCTTTTCCAAATTTAGACTCACCTAAAACCTTCTCAGCCCAGTAACCAGGATTTATTGCCAGGGTGCGCCCTTCTTTTGATTTCATGTTCTCACGGTCCGTGCGGAAAAACTCAAACATATCTTCGAGACGACAGAAAACGTATGTCCCCATATCGCCAGTGTAGCAGAGATGCCCTGGCCATGTAATCAGGTCAAAGTAGTAGCAACATGTTCCTGCCTTCTTGAATCTGATATGCCGGTAAACCCCACTATCTCGCAAGATAGTCATTTCATGCCCTTCGACATTACTCAGAAATCTTTCTTCCGTGCATGCTGTTCCTTTCATAAAAATCCTCCATAATCAGTCTCGGCACACGATATGCGATCCGCTCCTTCTTCTATGCCAACAACGAAAGCAAATTCAACTCTCTTCATCCGATAAAGAATCCCATTGATTTAACTAATCTGCTGTAGCGCAATTTCCTGAATGAACTATTGAAAAATTGGGGAATATCGGTAATGGCATCCAATGGGTTAAATACATAAACTCCCCGCATATACCATCACAATCGTCTCCCCACCCCTGTTTCTCCTCCGAGGTTCCACCTAGGACTGTCTTCCATAGCGTTACCACAATGTGCCGACCTTTCTTTTCGTCTCCGTCATTTTTTCCACTGGCGAGTATAATCGTCCCGTCTTTTGGAGCTGTTTCTATTGGTAGCCATTGCTCATATGTGCAGTATTGTATCGGAATTTCTTTCTCCTCAGCCTCAAGCCTAATTCCGCACCATGGGCAAAACCATGCTCTATTTTCAGGAGCATCGCCTATCGACCACCATTTCTCGCAATATTTGCACTGATAGTGACTTAGTTTTTCAATCGACACCTTGTGTTTGCACCTGCACCGACCAACTGGGGAGACCCCCTTCGGCTTTTCTATTTTGCAATCGCTATTTCCACAACCTTTCATTTCTGCACGGCCTCCTCTTTAAACTCGTGAACAAGTATCATCAACAAGACCACACCCCCCATTCGCCAACTCGGAAGGAGGAATATGACCCCATCGCCACTGACTCCCATGCAATGGAACCATACACCATCCATCCTCTTGCAAAAAAACACAGCCCTTACATTTATCCTCTGCCCTCTTTTTCTCTTCCTGCCGTTTTTTCTCTACTTCAATAGCTTGCCTTTGGCGCAGTGCCGATAGGCTGGATGGGATTTTTATTTTTGATTTGATCTTCATCTTTATTTATTATTAATGTCATATTAAGTCATATTAAAATAATATAATATGACTTAATATATACTTGTTTTATCG